GGAGCAGTAAATGGCTAATTCAGATTCATTAGGTCAGTTTTACCTTGATTCTATTGGCTATGGTCGTGTTGCTGTTGTTAAAGCCACTCAATTAAACACAGCGGGAAATGCAGTAGTTGCAATCCCGTTGTTGAGTGGTGGCTTAACTAACGCTAATGCAACGGTTGGAAGTGGCAGTGTTATTTTGCAAAAAGTGCGCGTACAAAATCCTACGGGTTCTGTTGCGTCTGCAAACGTGTCAATTACAACTAGCAATGATGGTAATATCTCAAATGTGGTCGTAGCGAACGTAGTTTTAACTGCTGTTTCAGCTGCTGGCAAATATCAAGATTTAACCATTGCTTATACTGCTAACACAGCCATAACTGGTTATCAAACCCAAGCCTTATATGTCAATATCAACACTGCTAGTGGTAACAGTAACACTGTAGATATTGCTGTATATGGCGATGTAGTGAGTTTCTAATATGTCTACAATCTTTGTAACTAACAATTCTGATACTAAACTTAACGATGGCTATGCTGGCGTGTTTTATGAGTTTCTACCTGGTAAAACAGTAGAGATTCCTGAAGAAGTAGCGCATCATATTTTTGGTTATGGAGAGGACAATAAAATTCCCTACTTAACAAGACTTGGGTGGCTGGTAAGTGCTAATGACGTTGAGAAAGCTCACGCCATATTAGCCAAGTGGGATATATCAGCACAAGCACCCAAAAAGAACCAATCGTTATCCCCGTTGGTGGAAAAAGTACCTCTGCCTTCTGAAAAGAAGGTGGGGGGAAAACTCCTTACTGTGGCAGCGTAGCTTTTATGGGAATTAAATGGCAACACTTAACACGTATATTACGGAAGTTCAGCGATTACTACATGATGCAAACGCAAACTTCTACACCACTAGTCAGCTAACAGATTACATTAACTCTGCACGCGAACGCGTTGTCAGAGATACTGGTGCTTTACGTGAAATTGTTGTAACCCAAACGCCTTGCCAAGTCGCTCCTACTGCGACAATTGGTGGTGCATCACCAGCTTATCCGACTGCATGGGCTGCTAGTACAGCAGTGACAGCAGGGCAATTCATATTCTCTAATATCTTTGTTTATCAAGTTACGCAATCTGGCACGACAGACGTTACTGCGCCTCCGTATCCAGGTAACAATGTAAACAACTATAGTAATTATCCTCCTTCGACACAATTTTTAAACGGGACTGCGGGGCTAACTTATGTTGGTAATTGTGAAAACGTATCTTATGCCGCTCTTTCAAACCTTATGGGTTCTGCCCCTTTATCTGCTTCGAGCGGTAATACTATCCTTGATATTATTAATATTAACCTTTATTGGGGTAATACTCGTGTCCCTCTTGATTATCTGGCTTGGACAGACTTCAATGCGCGATTACGTTTTTGGCAAAACTACATTGGTAGACCATTAGCGTATTCTGTTTACGGTCAAGGTCAAATTTATCTCGGTCCAGTACCAGATCAAACATATCAATTAGAGGTTGATTGCGTTGTATTGCCATTGCCACTGACACAAACAAATCCATCAGTAACGGACACAATCACTGATCCATACACCACTTGCGTCAAGTTTTATGCTGCATATCTTGCCAAGTACTATGAGCAGTCTTTCGGGGAAGCTGAGATTTACAAACAAGAGTACAATAAACACGTATTGTCTGTTTTAAATACAACCTTCACTAGAAGATTACCTTCTGCTTATAGTAGCGTGTAAACATGGCAAGTGCAGAACAAAAAAAATCCTATCAGGTAATTAAAGAATTTAAAGGCATTGATACCAAAGCCAACCGTACGGCTTTGTCTGAAAACGAGTTTGCATGGGTAGAAAACTTGCAACCTATCGGGTACGGTAACTTAAAAGCCCTCCCAACATATTCTATTGAAAAAGATAGTGGCAATACAGCCGTTGTTTTTACTGCAACACCATCACATTTAACTAGCGCAAATATTGGCATTAAAGATTATGTTATTTCGTTTGGAACTGACGGAAGTGCTGAATACTACAATGTCACAGACAAAGTAAAAGGTACAGTCGCTGCTGCGGGAACATTCTCTAATAGTGGCGTAATGGCTACACAATGGAAAAATGAGCGTTTGCTTATTCTTGATCCAGCTAAAGGTTATTCATCTTGGGATGGCAATAGCGTTGTTCAAATTGGTTCTGTTGGCTTTATTGGTATAACAAATCCAGGCTCAGGCTATACGGCTGCGCCTACAGTCACTATCTCTGCGCCTGATCAAGCAAATGGCGTACAAGCCAATGCGATTGCAACCATTACTTCTAACGCTGTCACAAGCGTTTCAGTCATTAATGCAGGTACAGGTTATACCAATGCAGCTAATTTAACAGTCACATTTAGTGGCGGTGGTGGCGCTAATGCGGATGCTAAAGCACAATTATTAACTTTTAATACTGGGACATTATCACTTGTTGTGATTAACAGTGGTAGTGGCTATACCAATGCGGCAAATATTACTTTATCAATTGCTGGGGGTGGTGGTACTGGCGCAACTGCTGTACCTATTATCTCTGGTAACGTCATTACTTCTGTCGTAATGACAAACCAAGGCACTGGCTATACTAATGCAGCCAATGTCGTAGTGACAGTAAATGGAACACCTGGCTCAGGAGCACAATTTAAAGCGGTAGTAAGTACTGACGCATATTGTGGTATTGCATCATTCTCAGGTCGTGTATGGATTGCTCAAGGGCGTACAGTTTATTATTCTGCTGCTGGCTCGTATTCAGACTTTACCAGCGTTTCTGCTGGCTCTATTACGCTAACTGACTCAACATTGCACGGAAACATTCAATACTTATTATCAGCCAATAACTTCTTATACATCTTTGGCGATGACAGCATTAACGTGTTTTCAGACGTTATTGTGCAAACTAACGGTACAACAGTGTTTACAAACACTAACGTATCTGCGTCAGTGGGTTCACGTAGACCAAACGCTATATTCCCATATTTTAGGTCTGTGTTATTCCTAAATGACTATGGGGTATATGCACTTGTTGGTTCTACCACCAGCAAATTATCAGATTCTTTAGACGGTATTTTCCCGTTTATTGACTTTACTGCGCCTATTTATGCAGGACAAGTATTGCTCAATAACATCTTGTGCGCGGCATTTAACTTTAAATACACGGGTGGAAAGGGCGTTTCAACGTCATCCCGCTACGTACAAGCCGTTTTCTTTGAAAAGAAATGGTTTATTACCAGCCAAGACAATAGCTTGAGTTTTGTGACTTCTGTGCCTGTTGGCGGATTAATTACTTTATATGGCACATCAGGTAAGAATTTATATAGATTGTATGGTGATGCAACAAGCAATGTTTCAACATACGTTCAAACAGCGTTATTGCCTATGGGTGATCCTATTCGAACTAAGCAAGCGCTTAAGTTTGGTATTGAAGCGACTACTAATAATACTGCGGCTTTATTAACAGCAACAGTGGATTGTGAAACAGGCTCTAGCCCTGCTGTAACGCTTCAAAATTCAATTGGTTGGCTGAATATAAACAACTCGTTAATCCCTTGGATAAATAATTCATCTGCTGTAATATCATGGCTATACAGTGGCGGATATGATCTGTATAAGTCGGATGCACAGCAGTGGGGTAAATATATAGGCTTAACGGTGACTTCAACATCGCCAGCATTTACATACAACACGTTTGAGTTTGAACATGAATTGAGAGTGAGGTTCTAACATGGCTGTCCCATATACCTTTGCAACGGCAACATCTGCCATCCCGCTATCCCAACTAGATGCTAACTTTGCTACGGCTATTACACTTGGTAATACAGCCGTTTATCTAGGTAACACAACCACTTCTATCGGTAATTTAACGCTGACTAATGTCACTATTAGTAGTGTTGCAACTGCTATTCCTAATAGTTTATTAGCAAATAGTTCAGTAACTTTAGGTTCAACATCTGTTTCTTTAGGTGCAACAGCAACAAGTATTGTTGGGTTATCTAATGTTTCATCTACAGTTTTAACTACACCAACACTTAACAGCACTACTACGTTATCTTTACAAACAGGCGGAACAACGGCTATTACAGTAGATGCTAGTCAGAACGTAGGTATTGGTACTGCTAGTCCAAAAAGTCTTTTAGATGTAAATGGTAATATATCAATAGTCCCTTATTATGGCACTTACCTTGCAAATAGTTATTACAACAGTGGCTGGAAATATGTTGGAAATGGTGTTGCATGGGGGATTGGTAATAATTTTAGTGGAGTAACTAATGGTGTAACTATTGCAGTTGCTTCAGTTAATGCAGGTGGCGCAAATGCAGCACTTACATGGAATCCAGCTTTTAACATTGATACGAGTGGTAACGTAGGGATTGGTACTAGTAGTCCTAATTATAAATTAGATGTAAATGGGTCTATAAGTGGTTTATCTGTTGGTGTT